GAATTTATTACTAAATTTTTTGCATTAGGTCTTTTATCTAAACCTGCCGCCGCAAAAGTTGTTGCGGCTGTTCCTCCATTAGCCACAGGAGTTGCACCTGTTAACATATTTGCTACATCTATTTTACTTAGTGCCATGTTTTACTCCTTAACTTGTTGGTTGTGTCCATACGGAATGTGTTAGTTTGCCATCAGAATCTCTTGCAAGTAACAAATTATATGCTGTTTCATTTGTGTGGTTTGCAGGCAAGTCTCTTAATGTTTGCCTCCAAGTCTTAATGTAATCTGGCATTGTAACATCTGAAGCAGACATCCAATCAGTTGCTTTTAGTTTTTCTAATCTTATTTGTTTTATTTGTAAAAGTTTTCTAGTTGCACTTGCATTAGCCCATGCTGTTTCTTTTGCATTAACAACATTTTCTTCTTCAGTTGTCATTTGAACTCTTACACCATTTAAATATTTATATCTTGCCATAATTATTCCATTCCATAAAGTTTCCAAGTTCCACTATTCATATTACCAGACGCAACTTCAAATCGTAACCCTGTAACTGCATTAGTTGGTTTTATCATACCATGTGACCTTGTGCCAATAGGATGACCAGAACTACTCGCATAAGATAATTCACTATGTATAAGTGTACTCTTTGAAGTACTTCTAGCATTAAAAAGCATCATTGTTCCATTAAAACATTCATCTGAGGAATTTCCCATGCCAGATTTATTTGGCCTATAAAACGCATCAGTTGTATTGGTGTCACTATTGTCAGTTCCATCAGAAATAAGTTGATGATTAACTACTCTATATTGGTCACCACCTGCAATATGACTTGATGTACCACTTCCTGCAAAAAAAGTAATTCGTATATCTGTTCCATCTGTTGCTACAGTACCATTATGCCATACAAGCAAATAATTATTGTATGTATCAGTTATAACATCAGTCATATCAAATTGTGATGCCGCACTACTTAATGTAGTTGTTGCTAAAAGAGTAGACCTACCACCACCTTTTATAAGAGAGTAATCAATTCTTTTTATTACTCCTGCATCAGATATAAGAAATTCATCTGTATCAGCAGGTTCAACCGCTAATGCTGTAGAACCAGTTATTACTGTTGCATCTATATGCTCTTCTGAAATTGCATCATCTGCTATGAGTGTCGCATCAATAGCATCTGCTGTAATCCCACCTTTTGGTATTGTTGTTTTACTCATGTGTTACTCCTCTATGCGTCATCTCTAGCTTTACGATTTTTATAATCACTTCTTGCTGTAACTAACGCTACAAAATCTGCTTGATTACTTGGAATAGCATCAGTAAAAGAATCATCATTCATTAACCTTGTAGTCCACTCTTGTTGAAATCTTTTCCAACAATTATTAAGTTTACCATCAACTGCCGCTTGAATCCAAGCATCTAATCCTGCATTATCTGTATCATTATACAAATCATTAGATAATATTTTTTGTTGTAAATCTGTTAGACTTACTGTTTTAGTATGCGTTGCCATTTTATAACTCCTTTATGTTAAATTGTTTCATTAGGCTAATAACATTCCCATAAATTTACTACTTTCATGTACGTCAATTATTTTACTACTACCTCTAAAATCTATACGAAGTGAAACTGTGTCACTTGCATCCATATCCGCAAGCACTGAACCATTAACTTGAAAATCTCCTGTATGCCCTGACGCACTTTGTGTTGCTACTCCAAGAAAACCATAATTTCTATTACTACTATAAAAATATACACTATTATCAGCATGACTTGAGTTCATTCCTTGTATATAAATTTCAGCAGTTAAAAGATACAAACCAGTTACTGGTGCTGTAAAAACTCCACTAGTATTATTAAAATCTGCGTTTCTGTCAGCTACTTCTGTCCAACCTGCAATAGTATAAACAGTCCCATCTCCAGTTACATTACTTGCTGTTCCGTTTTTTGTACAATGAAAAGAAGGTTGTAGTGGTTTGGTTACTGCACCAGTCTCATCAAAAGCCATGTGAGTTGTCGTGCCTAAAGTGCTACCTAATCCAATAACTAAATCATCAGCAGAATCATCAAGTCCGACATGAAAATCTTGTGCGTTGCCATCAAATACTATTTTAGTATCTTCTGCTCCTGCATCACCTATTGTTAATGTAGGTGTTGTACCATTTATTGTAAAAGTATCTGCAACTGTGCTAGCACTAGGTATTAATGCTTTTTTTAATTCACCATCTGTAGCATCTTCTATTAGTACATGGTCAGCAGAATTATCTAAGGTAACTAAAGTTCTAGCAGAAATAGTATCATCTGGTATTCCTATAGTACCTACACTCTTTGCTTGATGAACAACATAAATATTGTTTGTGCCGCTAGGAGGTGCACCAGTAAACGTTAGTGTTGTTCCAGACAAAGTGTATGCTGAGTTAGGGTCTTGACGTACATTACCAACAAATACTTCTATGTCTAAAGTAGATGAAGGTGCTACATCTAAAGTAAATGCAGTTGTACTTCCATCACCATTAAACCTCTTACCTACAAGAGATTGAAAAGTATTTCTGGTATCTAAAGGTGTACCTATAAAAGCCATTTTACGTTATCTCCATTATTGACAAAACAATGTCAGCCGAACCAGTTGCTGTCAGTGACAGCGCATCTGTTGCTTCCATCACAACTTTGTTGCCCGCGAGTAGTTCCAAAGTTCCGCCAACAGGAATCGGCGCCGTAGTAACTAGTTCAACCGTTTGGTTAGCCTCGTTATTTGCACCTGCTCTGTTAGAAGTATCTGAAGCTAAACTAACTGTAGCAGTGATCTGACCAGTTGTTGTATTACCTATCATTATCCCAAGAACTACAGTTGTTGTAGAACTTGCAACAGTATAGATAACATCAGCACTGGTAACATTTGCTTTAGTTACAACTTTAAAAGTATTAGCCATTTATCCTCCTATTATATTATTAACCGAGCGCGATTGCAAGAGCCGTAGGGTCCTCTGTAGAAAATCCTGCACTTGTTAAATAAGTTTTAAGCCTTGTTAAAGTAGCCTTTCTGTTTGTGCCACCTGCACCATCATCTACTATTATTAAATCAGCATCCGCTAGTGCGGCTCCGATGTCTGTGCCTCCATCAATGTCTAATGTCGCTAGACCGACAGTGTTGTTTGCATTTGTAATTGTTTTATTTGTAAAACTTTGAGTTGCAGCTATACCTGCAATTGTGTCTGTTGTTGCTGGTAAAGTTAATGTTGTGTTACCAGAAAAAGCTGAGTGTGCCGGAGCTTGTATTTGTGCATAGTGAGCATTTGATGACTCACAATAAAATCTTACTACGGATTGTGCTCCTGTATTTTTAACATCAATAACACCGCCCTCTACAGTAAGATCATCACCAACACTTACATCACCAGTTACTGTAACTGAGTCAACGTAAGCATCCTTAAATCTTACAGAGTTAGTTCCTAGGTCAACATCACTATCTGTTTGTGGACCAAATACTCCGTCTGATACAAATACTTGTTCAGCATTTGCAGCATAGAAATGTATTTCGTCTGCTGTTTCAAAATCTATTTTTGTTTGATCATCTTCACCAATTTTAACATCTGTTGCTAAAATTGATGTAATACCTGTTTGTGCTGCGTCTACACTTAATGTGTTGGTAGATAATGATACACCTGTTCCTGCTGTAAAAGCAGTTTTAGACATTGCTATTGCGGCAGAACTATTAATATCCGCATTTACAACAACACCAGAACCAATAGCTGCTGTTCCAGTTGTTCCTATAGTTATGTCACCAGATATAGCAACAGGATTAAAGTTTGTTCCATCACTGATAAGAGCCGCACCACTAGTGTTAGTTGTTAGAGTTAAATCATCACCAGAAATTGTTAAATCACCAGTGACAGTTAGGTTACGACCTATTGTTACATCATTGTCTGCATCTTCAAATATTAATTTACTTGCTGGGACTGTACAAAATACATCTTTTGTTCCAGCACTAAAATCAACAGCGCTATCACTATTGGAAGAGGATATTACGGTTGTACGTGTAAGATCAGAACTATCACCATCTAGTGTGCCTAAACCAACTTCAAACTCTGCTTGATCTTGGTGAGCAATACAATAATACGTTGTATTACTATTACCTACACCAGCAGCGAAAGTTTCAAAACCAGTCACTGCACCAGCAAGAGATACAGCGCCTGTACCAGTCGTGGTAGTAGTTTCTTTTACACGATCATTAATGACTAAAGCCATTTATTTTCTCCTATGCTAATCGCAGTATAGCGTTACTTGCATCGGCTGCTGGAAACTGAATTGTAAATGTTCCACTTGTAGATGTCTTATCTCCACCGAAATCTAAAACAGCGACAGCTTTATTAGAGTCTGAACTGTTGTAAATTAATGCTCCTCTTGCAGTGATAGTAGCTGATGTAAAAGATATATCAGCGAAATCAGCAATTGCAGTAGTACCACTAGTAGTTGGAGTTACACTTGTTAGTGTTCCGCCTGTAGCAGTGTAAGTTCCAGAGTTTGATACCTCGTTAGAACTTGAATAAGCAGTTGTGGTTGCATCCAAAGAAGCAGAACTTGTATAAAGTGCTATTTTAAAAGTATCACCACTGGTAGCTGTAAAATTATGCGTACCTACTAGTAATTCTTGTTTAAAACTTGTGCATACAGCTTGAGTTATTGCCATGTTTTATCCTCCTATGGGTTCTGTGATTGCAGAGGAGTTCTTAACGCCCCATGCATATATTCATCTCTTCGATGTCTTCCTTGCTGTTCTATGACAAGCTCTTGAAGAGCACGTTGATATGATTGTTCGTATAATTGCAGCATTTCCGCTGGTCCCTTCAAGAATTTGAAGGCTTCTGCAAGACATCCATACAGTAACAATGACGGTGCATTATTACCCAACCAAGAGGTTGCGTTACTACTAGAGAGTCTTGTTGGTAATCTAGTAATTCCTAATTCAACGTTATACGCTGAATCGGGCGTCGGTGCAACATAAATCGAATTATGATCCCACCAAGCCCAATATCTGGGTGTGCCTGTTGATGTTCTATCTGGCCAATATTCATTCATGTAACTAATATCTCTTTGTTCGAGAAAATTTCTTGTTGGCGTTCCAGAGGCAGGAAAAATCTGCATTGTTCTTATTGTACCAAGAGATTCTGGTGTAGGTGTTGTTCCACCCGGTAAGGATAAGAAAGCATTATCTGTTACAAGATTTGCTGTTTGATGAGATTTAAATACATCTAAATCTACATCTCTAAATATTCTGTTTTCTGCGTGTTCAATAAAATCATTTGTTCTTGTAGCTGTTAGCACATCTGTACTAACTTCTGTGTAATCTAATATTTGTTGTGTTAATTCTGTATATGTTGTCATTATGATACACTCACTGTTACTTTACCTACTGTTAAACCAACAAATGGTGGTTTCTTATTACTTATCTGCATACTGTCGTTGTGTTCAAAAAATCCTGCTCCCCCTACAAAAACAGTTGTAGGTTCTAGTCTATCTGGTCTAGAATCTTGTAAACTTTGTGCATCAGCCGCATGTTTTTGTCTTTCAAGTTGTGGATGTTTTGCTTCAAACTCGGACTTGTGAACTAAAGAACCATTCCATTCTTTAACCATCTCTTTGTAAGGAAACTCCATACCACTACGATCAGATATTGCTTTTGCATATTTACCAGAAGCGTGAGCCATTAGATATACCCTCTCTGTGGTGTAGCAAAGAAACTAGAACGTGGTCTATCTTCTTCCGAAGCACGTTGCCACTCTTCTTCGTATAATTGTTTTAGTAAAGGTGTTCTCTCTGGAGCTTTTTTTACAGAAGTATAATAAGCTAAACCAGAAGTTAAACATGGTAAAAATCTTGTAGGAACTTCTATTTCATTTTCATAGTTACCTGCATCTTGTATCTTGGTTAGACCATAATACTTAAATGTATGTGCACCATCTGGTGTTGGATAAAGATATAGTGTTGGAGTAGACGCTCCTCTTTCTAAAAAATACTGCACAGGTTTTCCCTCTGTAGTTTTATTAGATATATTTAAATACTCTGCACGACTAATACGATCAACTTCTATATCAGTTGTTGTATCACTAGTTGTAAATAAAACAGCTTCTAGTATATCAACTAAATCTGAATCTAAAGTGTAACTAGTTGTACTACCAGTTAGTGTTTTTGTTCTAAGCTCAACAGTCCAAAGATTAATACCTCTGTTAGCCCATTCAGCTAACATTATATTTAAAGAACGTCTTGCGCTTTTTAAATCATAACAAGATCTAGAATTGATTCCACATCTTTCAAATGCTTCTTCAATGACTTGATCAACGTCTAAATTAAAGGTGTTAGTTCCGGACGTCGCCATTACTTACCTACTTTTTTCATCGCCTTTTTATGTGCTTGAGTAAAAGTTTTACCTTTTTTCATCGCCTTTGTCATAG